CCGCCGAGGAACTGGACGCTGATTTGATCGCCCGAGGCAGCGTCAATCAGAGCGACGCCGTCAGGCAGAGAAGCGGTGGCGGAAAGTCCGACGCCGCGATTGCTGGAAATGGACACGAGGCGAAACGCGGTGATAGCCGAGTTTGCGACGAACGTGCCCGCATTTTGGAATGAAGTAGCCATGGTAGTTTTTTTAGAGTTTCACGAGTTCGCCGCTCTGCACGCGCGCACGATAAGCGGCGTAAAGGTCAGCATGATTTTTGACCGCGAAGGAGATTGCCGAGGATTTGTCGCCCTTGAGCTCGGTGGCTTTGGCGGCGACGATGTCCTCGAACTTCTGCGCTTGCGCGACTGGTTTAGGAGCTTCGGCCGAGGCGATCGGAGCGGCTGGCGCACCGAAGGACTTGGCAAATTCTTTGACGGCGGCGAGCGCAGCGGTGTTCGCGGCGAGCTGCACGACTTCGTTCTGCGCGCTCATGGCGGCAGGCTTGTCTTCTTTCGGAGCGAGAGCTGCTTCGAGCTTCGCGACTTTTTCGTTCATGCCCATCATAGCAGACTGAATCATGCCTTCGATGGCCTTTTTCATTTCGTCGTTCATAGGTAATTCGATTTCGATTTCTGCTTCGGATTGCTCGGATTCGACGCTCTGAAGTTGTTTCAGTTTGCGCGCGAAGAGACCTGCGTTTGCGGCTGGCTCTGAAACGAGATCAACCGAGTAGATTTCTGAGCACCGTTGCAAAGTCGTGAGCTTGTCCGCGCTCTTTTCTGACGGACCCGAGAACGCAATCGAGAGCCCGAACGTGTCGGGAATCCGCTCGGCAATCTCCAAAATGTAGGCGCGGTGCACCGAGGATTCGAGCAGGTGTAAATCGCCGAGGAGCTTCTCGCCCTCGATGCGCAGCGTGTCGATGTAGCCGACGATGTCGCCTGCGCCGCCGCTGTGGTCGAGCTTCACCTTGAGCCCGCCAGAGTATTGCTCGGCGGCTTTCTTGACCTGCTCTAGCGTCTTGTCGTCGATCATCACGCCGTGACCGAGCGCCGGTCCCTTGGTGATGAGCGAGACGCCGCGAATGATTCCGGTCTGTGCGTCGATGACGCCTGCGGAGGCTGCGAATGTGATGACGGGTTCCATCGCCAAGGCGACGGCCGTCAAAACTAGTCCTTCTTCTGCGCCTCGCGCCGCCAGCGCCAGAGCAAGAACGCAATGCCGAGCAGCGTGCCGACAAGCGCGGCGACCTCGTTGACCTGCGATAGGCTCACCATTGCGGCGGCAGGCGTTGCGGCGGTGAGAGCGGCTTTGATATTGTCGGTATTCATTTTGATTTCCGCGCCATGCGGTCCCCGAACCACCAGCCGACGCAGTTGAACGCGGCGAAGTTGATTTGCTCCACCATCGGCGCACGCTCCGGTCCTACCGAGTGGAAATACACCACCGTCGCGATTCCTACGAGCGTCAGCGTGATGAAGGGGCGGAACATGGTGATGACGTTCGCACACCAGGGCGACACGTTGCTCGGCACGGTCGCGGCCTGCTGGCTCGCCGTGAACGCTGCCCACGCTGCGGCGTCGGCTGCGATGCCAGCCATCGTCTTCGCCTCTTCGAGCTTCCGTGCGTGGTCCTTGCCCGCTTTGTATTCCTCGAAAAAGCCGTTGCCGATGCGCAGAATCACACCGAGCGCACCACCACCGAGAGCGTTGCCAAGCAAATCGAGGATGTTCATTTTTTGTTGAAGAGGTCGAACAGCGATTTCATCTTCTCCTCAAGGACTGCCACGCGTAGGTCCAGCTTACTGAGCACGATAACTAGGGTTATCATGGCGAGGAATATAGGCCACCCTTTGACCAAAATTTCGAGCGCGTCCATACACTAGGCACAGATGTAAGTTCGCGCCTTCACGGCGCGGGCTTGTCAGCGGCAGCGGCCTTGAGCTGTTCGATCTCCGCCAGCGCAGCGGCGAGTGAGTCCACCAGCAGATTGAGACTCTGCTGTTGGAGTTGCTGCACGATCGCGGATTTGTGTTCGTCTTTGGTCATGGTAATTTTTCTTCAAAGAACAGCTCAAACCCAGCGTTCACGGCCAACACGCACGCAAACGCAGCGTCGTCCGTCCACGCGGCGCATTGCTCTGCCGTCGCAGGCACAAGCCCCACGGCCATGATTTCCACGCCGTCCGCGTCGAGCAGATGGCAGTCGGCTACGGCGGTGGGCGACGTGTAATTTATGTATCGGATTTCGAAGAGCACTCCAATTTTGGGGGCTGCGGGTGAGCCCATTGTATACGGCGCGATTGGGATGATGGTCATGGGGTTATTCGGTTGGCGGCACATACGGCTGCGGCGACGGCTGGCTCCACGCATACGTTGCGATGTCGGCGTAATACGGTTCGTCTAGCACCGTGGGTGCTGTCGGGTCGTTGGGCGTGAGCACGGTGCGCCAATTGTTCGTCGCAATGACCACGCCGTCCTTGAGCACGTCAGTGTTTTTGCGAAGACCGATGCAGCCGTTGGGATGGATGTTGAACTCGCTTATGTAAGTGATTTCGGTTAGCATAGGAATAATTTTAGTTTTTAAGTTAAGTGTCTGTTTGCATTAGATGATGCAGATAAGTTAATTGGTTTGCATTACTACATATCCTGCAATTCGCCCTGTTTGATTTACGTTCATTGCCGCAAAATTAGCGTGTCCATCATCCGTAGAATACAGTATCAATACCGAAGTATTCGGGTTAATACTGCCAGTTGGTGTGGTGTATGTTGAAGCGTATGCCGAAGCAACAAACCAAGGCTGAAAAGTTGGGTAAAAATTGGTGCTATTTGCGCTTGAAAATGGAAAACCTGTTATTGTCAAAGAACCACTGCCTCCGCTAAAACTACTTACATCGACGTCAAACCAAACGTATAAAAGTCTTCCAATTTTTGTGTAATACCCATCCCGAGAAGAGTAAGCAACAGTTCCTGCCGTCGTCGCACCCGCTACAACAGGCGTCCAACTTCCCTCCTCGTAGTCATTCAGCAACTCACTTGTGCCTGTGCCTGCTGTGGCAGAAAAGTCGATGCCATTGCCAGCGGTGCCGATAACGAGGTTGCCTGTGCTCACCGTCAGCCCCGTGCTCGCAACATCGAGCACCTTCGCCCCGCCAATCGCCACGCCGAGATTGTTCGCGCCGATTCTGAACAGCCCCGTGTCTTGGTCTGCGTCAAACGCGAGGCTCGGATTTCCGACAGAGCCCGCAGCCGCGTGCACGCTGCCGGTCGGGGTGATCGTGCCGGTTACGGTCACGCCCGTGGTAGTCATCGTCGCACGGCTCACGCCGTTCACCGCGAATCCCATCACGTTCGCACTCGCACGGAAAAGTCCGGTCGTGGGCTCGTTCGTGAAGTTCAACGAAGGCGCCGCCGCCGTTCCGTCGTCGAGCGTGATGTTGCCATCCGTCGCGTTGATCGTGATCGAGCCCGCGCCGTTCGAGATCGAGATGCCGGTGCCAGCGGTGAGCGTCGAGTTCACGAACGCGGAGCCGTTGCCGATCAGGAGCTGTCCGTTGCTCGGGACGGGCACTAAGTCCGTCATCGAGGTCACGCCTCCGCCTCCTCCCCCGTTGCCTCGCGCTGCGCTCAGAGTCCAGTCGCTAGCCGTGCGGCTCGGGCGCTCGCGATTGCCGTCGATGTTCGACACGAACGAATCGCCGTTAATCGTGACGAGGTCGAGCCGCTGATAGGTTTCATCGGGCATCCAGCGTCCGCGAGGGTTGAGCCCGCGCGGTTCGGCAAACTCTTTCCGCAGTTGGTCGATTTCGCCCGCGCGCGGGAAGCGCGAGAGTTCGTCCGTGACGATTTCCTTCACGGCGTGCGTGAGCATTGAGGCCGCGTCTTCGATTCGCGCCTCGGCCTTTGCGAGCAGGTTCACGTTCTCCGCGCGCTCGGCCATGAGGACCGAATACTTTGCGGCGGTCGTGACCTCTAGTTGCTTCGATAACTGCTCGACTTTCGCAGCGAGAGCCGCGCCGGTCTTTGCGTGTTCGTCGGTCGCGCGTGCGCGGCAGAACTCTTCAAGCTCGGTGCGGATCTGCGGCTCGGCCTCCTCGAAGGTGCGTTCAATTTCCGCGTTGAGATGCTCGCGAAGTTGCGGCAGTTGCTCGACCAGTTGCCGCAGCTCGGTGCGCTGCACGATTGCCAACTCGATCAGCCGTTCGATTTGTGTCTGTGTATCCATTTTGTTAAAGAGTTTTTTCGGTTGGCTTTGCGAGTTCGATAATGCCCCTGCCGTTCAAAATTGGCTTTGCGCTTTCTGCGAGCCGATCAGTCACGTCGCGCCGAAAGTGCGCGATCGCTTCGATCCAATCCGTCGCCGACATCTTTTTTTCCGATCTTGCTGGATCGCTCGCAACCGATCGCGCGTCGAACTCAATGCGCGCATCGACTGGCGCGGAGTTCGCCTGCTTAGTTTCCGCTTTGTTCAGCCGCTCGACGATCGCCGTGGCCCACGAATAGCCAGCGTCTCCGCCCCAGCCATTCCACGCCTGCCAGCCCTTGCCTTGCGTCTTCCAAGTCGCGCCCTGCTTGTCGATTTCGTGGCGGTCGAAATATGCCTTCATGCGCCGCACGGTGTCCTCGGAAAGCGGGCGCTTGTTGAGGATGTCGCGAGCGCGAGCGAGACCGACAGCAGTCATCCCGCGATTCGATGGCGTCGCCTTTTCGCGAGCAGCGAGCGCGCGCTTCGCGTTCGCGATCATCGCGTCGTTTGGGATGTAGCTGCCATCCGCGAAGTTGATCGTGACGAGGTTCGCGCTGTTCTCGACCTGCTCGACGGGCTCAGCCGGTGCG